GTTGAACCAGTGATGATTGTCAATGACCTTGAAGAATAGGTGGTGACTTCATGAACATATCACTTCAAGCAACAGTTGGAAAAAATTATGCAGACTTTTGGAACACCAAGAAAAGATATAGGGTCTGCAAGGGAAGTCGTGGTTCTAAAAAATCAAAGACAACTGCCTTGAATATGATTTACAGACTGATGGAATTCCCACTTGCAAATGGTTTGTGTGTCAGACGATATTCAAACACCTTGCGTGATTCAGTCTATTCTGATTTGAAGTGGGCAATTCACAAACTTGGTCTTGACCCTTATTTTGATTGTACTGTTTCACCTATGCAGATTGTAAGAAGAAGCACAGGTCAAAAGATTCTTTTCAGGGGTCTTGATGATGGTTTGAAAATCACATCAATTTCTGTTGATTATGGTGTTCTTTGTTTTGTATGGATTGAAGAAGCATATGAAATATCAAATGAAGATGACTTCAACAAACTGGACATGTCCATTCGTGGTGAAGTTCCTGAAGGTTATTTCAAACAAATCACCTTGACATTCAATCCATGGTCAGCAACATCCTGGTTGAAACCAAGGTTCTTTGATGTTCTTGATGATGACATATTCACCAAGACAACAACCTGGAAGCAGAATGAATGGTTGGATGAAGCTGACAGAAACATCTTCCTGAAGATGAAAGAAAACAATCCAAGAAGATACAGAATTGAAGGTGATGGTGAATGGGGCATTGCTGAAGGTCTTATCTATGAAAAGGTAAGATTTGAAGATTATGACATCAACCAGGTCAGAGCAATCCCAGGAATCAAATCTGCATTTGGTCTTGACTTTGGTTTCACAGACCCAAATGCTTTGACCTGCATGATGATTGATAACAAGGCAATGAAGATTTATGTTTTTGATGAATGGTACAAGACAGGGGTCACAAACAAAATCATTGCACAGGCAATCAAAGACAAGGGATATGGTGGTCAGAAAATCATTTGTGATTCTGCTGAACCAAAATCCATTGCAGAACTTATTGATGAAGGTATCAAGGCAGAACCTTCACGAAAAGGAAAGGACAGTGTGAATCATGGAATCCAGTTGATTCAGAACTATGAAATCATAGTCCATGAAAGGAACTGTCCTGAATTCAAGAAAGAAATACAAAACTATTGTTGGGCAACAGATAAGGATGGAAAACCAACAGACAAACCTGACCATGAATTTTCACATGGTATGGATTCCATGCGTTATGCAATGGGCAAAGTTCTTGTTGGTGATACATTCAGTTTTGATTGATTATATGGGAATAACCACTTGGTTGTGCTTGCGTTTGTGTGGTTCTTGGTCATGCTTGGACTGCTATTCCTGCAAGAATGCCTATGGGATGCATACCAGGCAACTTCGGTTCGGTGGTTTTTAATAAAAAGAAAGAAGGTGGATGACAATGCAGCTTGTTGATGTGGTGAATGTCCTTGGTACACCCTACACAGTCACAAAAAAGAATATTGTGGAAGACCCTGAACTGGAAAGGTGTGATGGATATTGTGACCATACAACAAAGGTCATTGTCATTGCAGACATTCCTGCAAGACCAGGAAGTCTTGAAGACCTTGAAACATATTCCCAGGGTGTCATCAGACATGAACTGGTTCATGCATTTTTGTTTGAATCAGGACTTGGTTGTGAATCCTGGGGAAACAATGAAGAAATTGTTGACTGGATTGCACAACAGTTCCCAAAGATGCTTGAAGCATTTGCAGGAATTGATGCGATATAGAATCATAAAAGAAAGGTGGTGAAGAATGATGTTCAATTTTGCTGATTCTTGGAAAGCAAAACTTGAAAGACTGGTCAATGTAAATGCAGCACAGAAACTGACTGATGAACAGTTCATCTTGAAGGAAATCAGAAAATTCAAGCAATCGCAAAGAAGAAAAGAAATGCTTGATGGTGAAAGATATTTTGATGGACTGCATGACATCCTATCAAGGGAAAGGACAGTCATTGGAAAAGATGGTGACCTGGAAGTTGTGAAGAACCTTCCAAACAACAGAATTGTTGACAATCAGTATAAAAAGATGGTCATTCAGAAATGTAACTACCTTTTAGGTCAACCATTTACCATCCAGTGTGATAATGATGCATACACCAAGATGCTGAAGCAGTTCCTGAACAAGAAATTTGTCAGAACCTTGAAAGCTGTTGGTGAAGATTCATTGAACTGCGGAATTGGTTGGTTGTTTGTCATGTATGATGAAAAAGGACAGTTTGTGTTCAAAAGATTTCACCCTTGGGAAGTCATTCCTGGTTGGAAGGATGCTGAACACACTGAACTGGAATATTTCATCAGAATATATGAAGTTGCTGCATACATAGGAACTGAAGAAAAAATCATTGAAAAGGTGGAAGTCTATGATGAAACAGGCATCCACTATTTTGAACTTTCTTCAAGCGGTGACAAGCTGATTCCTGATGGTGAAGTCCACAAAGCATATTTCACTATGGATGACCAGGAATTCAACTGGAACAGGATTCCTTTGATTGCATTCAAGTACAATTCCAAGGAAATCCCATTGATTAAGATGGTGAAGTCCTTGCAGGATGGTCTGAACCTGATTGAATCAAACTTCCAAAATCAGATGGAAGAAGACACAAGGAACACAATCATGGTTCTTGTCAATTATGATGGTGAAAACCTTGGTGAATTCAGAAGAAACCTTGCAACCTATGGTGCAGTAAAGGTCAGAACTGTTGATGGTGCAGGCGGTGATGTCAGAACACTTCAGGTTGAAGTCAATTCTGAAAACTACAAAGCAATCATTGAATTGTTCAAGAAAGCAATCATTGAAAATGCAATGGGATATGATGCCAAGGATGACCGCATGAATGGAAATCCAAATCAGATGAACATTCAAAGCATGTATTCAGACATTGACCTGGATGCAAATGGAATGGAAACTGAATATCAGGCATCTTTTGAAGATGTCTTTTGGTTCATTGACATGCATCTGTTCAACACTGGTGCAGGTGACTTTGAATCTGAAGAAGTGGAAATCATATTCAATCGTGACATGATGCTGAATGAAGGTGAAGTCATTGACAACATCACCAAGTCTGTTGGAATCCTGTCTGATGAAACACTGGTTGCACAGCATCCATGGGTTGATGATGTTCAGGCAGAACTTGAAAGACTGGAAGAACAGAAGCAGAAGAACATGGAAGAATTTGGTCTTGGTCAGATGATGCAGGGTCAGAACATTCCTGATGATGAAGGTCAGGAAGGTGCAGGTGATGAATAATGGCAAAGAAAAAGAAGTCATCTGCATACTGGAAGAAACGATTTTCAGACCTTGAAAATGCTGCAAACCAGTATGGACAGAAAACCTTCCATGAAATTGAACCTGCCTTTGATAAGGCACAAAGACAGATTCAAGCACAGATTGAAACCTGGTATCAACGATATGCAGACAACAATGGAATCACCCTTGCAGAAGCAAGAAAACAGTTGACTGCTGCGGAACTGAAAGAATTGAAATGGGATGTGCAGGAATACATCAAGTATGGAAAACAAAATGCAATCAATCAGCAATGGATGACCGAACTTGAAAATGCTTCTGCAAGATTCCACATTTCAAGACTGGAAGCCTTAAAACTGCGAACACAACAAGCACTTGAAGTTGCATTTGGAAACGAACTTGACCAAATTGATGACATGCTGAAAACCTTGTATCAATCAAGTTATTATCACACATGCTTTGAAGTGCAAAGGGGTTTCAACATAGGTTTTGAAATAGGTCAGATTGATGAAAAGAAGCTGAACAAAATCATTTCAAGACCTTGGGCAACTGATGGAAAGGTCTTTTCTGACAGGGTTTGGGAAAGAAAAACACAGATGATTGGTGAACTTCATCAGCAGTTGACCAGGACAATCATTCAGGGCAAAGCACCTGATGAAGCAATCAAGCACATGACCACATACCTTCAGGACAAAACCAAGAATGCAAAATACAATGCAGGAAGGTTGGTCATGACAGAACAAGCATTCATTTCCAGTGCTGCACAAAAGGATGCATTCAATGAACTGGATGTTGAAGAATTTGAAATTGTGGCAACACTTGACAGTCACACTTCTGAAATCTGTCAGGAAATGGATGGACAACACTTCCCTATGAAGGACTTTCAACCAGGTGTCACTGCACCACCTTTTCATGTTTGGTGCAGGTCAACAACTGTTCCATACTTCAATGATGAATGGTCAGGTGGTGAAAGGGCAGCAAGGGATGCTGAAACAGGCAAAACATATTATGTGCCTGCAAACATCACCTATGGTGATTGGTTTGAAAAATATGTGAAAGATAAATAACAGACCACTGAAAATCTATGAACTGAAAATGTGATGGGTGACACAGAAGTAAGTTCCTTCAGGCGGTCTGTTTTTATATCGTCTTTTTGGCATTGCAGACGATAAAGAACAAGACAAAAGGAACTGGACTGAACCAGGTCAAAAATGTTTTTGAAGAAAGGATGGTACACAACCATGAAAAAAGAAGATTTTGTGAAATTAGGTATTGATGAAGAACTTGCAGCAAAGGCAGAAGCTGCTTCCCAGGAAGAACT